GAGGGCCCTATCATAAGGAAGAGCCTTAGTAACACCTGATCCCTTTACATAATCAAATTTAGGTTCTGCTTCTTTTAAAATATCTTCTATTCTACTTCCAGCTGGGGTCTTTTTAAGCGCATCAAATGCTGCAGGCGAAAGCTCCTTCTTTAATTTTGTTACATGTGATACTAAATTATCTACTGGTATCTCTGTATTGTTAGGTAATATCTTTTTTAGATCTTCATATGACTTATTTACTGCTTCATTTCCAAGGCTACGGGTTTCTTCTAATCCTTTCCTAGCAATATTTCCTTTCATTTCTTGAGTGAGATTTGATTTAGAACTAAGCTTATTTACATAATTTTCTATTTTGTTATAAGTTTTATCTGCAATTTGCTCAAATTTCCCCATACCACCTAAAGTATTTGCAGAAACATTTTGTACAAATTTAGATAATTTATTTCCAACAGCGCCAAGAGTTGGTTCAATATTTGCTTCATAAAATGGTTTTAGCTTTTCCGCGGTAACGCCAAATGTTCCCCGAATCGCTTTATTTGCTTGTTCACCTATAGCTCCGCCAGCTCCTCCAATTGTGCCACCTGCAGCAATATTTTCTCCATAATCTTCTAGATTTCCGTTATAGGTAGTTCCAGCGCCGCCAATTGCACCAGTTAAAATTGCTCCTCCAATTCTTTGGCCAGCAGTAGCGCCACCAAGCATAGGAGATAAAAGAGCGCCACCAAGTTGGGCTGCTCTTGCTGCATTTGGATTTTCCTGCGCATTACCAGCTTCTCTTTGAAGAATTTCTTGTAATGCTTTTTCATATGCGGGCCCATAAGGCATACCCTTTAATTTTTCTATGGCAGCAATACCTGCAGCAGAAACTTTTGGTCTAAAGCCGCCCGTATATGCATTGACTAATTGTTCTACTCCAGCATTAAAAGGTCCAAATTCCTTCATTGATTACCTCTTAATTTTCTGAAGCGTTCAAGTTGGTTTGTTGGTTGATTGTTGGAATCGCCCTTTCCTTCTAGCTGAGCCTGTATTTCAGGGGTGATAATAGGATCATCATTAATAACTTTATGCCATTGCTTTTCAAATCCTTCAGTACTTCTATATTTTTCAAAATAATCATCACGAGCATCAAGATGTGCCATAGCTCTTTGGTTTATTCTTTTTAAAATTTCTACTAATATTTTATTAGATTCAGGACTTAAGGATAATTGAGGCAATTTCTTTTCTATAAACTCTCTATCTTGGTTAGTCTGAGGACCTTTTTGTAACTTCATTTCTTCAAGAACAAAATCTTTCATAAATTTTTCAGCTGTTTCTCTTGATGTAAGATCTTTTGGATTAAATCCAGCGGCTTTAGCTATTTGTTTTAATCCAGTTAATGATTCAGATCCACGCCCTGTTTCAAAACCAGACAAAGCAGCCTCTAAACCTCTTATATTTGTAATTTGTTTATCTAAAGATTCTCTCTGAGGTTTTATAATGTCTAATTGATGTTTATTTTCCTGTATTCTAATTGCTTTAGCTTCATCCTTACTAAGTGGATACACTTTATGACCAGCTTCTTCAAGAGCTGTTATAAAATCAGCAGATGGTGGTTTATTCACGTTACTATTTGGATTTGGCGCTGGATTTTTGGGGATTCCTTCGCTAGATGATTGTCCTTGTGGAATACCTATTGGCACTATAGGCGCGCCATTATTATTATTTTCTCCAAGTGGATTTACTGTAGTTTTACCATTTTTTGTAGATATAACAGATGGTCCTTGTCCTAAATATTCACCTTCACGAATAATTTCTCTACTAGGTCTAAATGTTTTTAATACCGCTTCTGTTGGATTAATACCATTTTGATATAACATCTGCAGAGCTTCTCTATCTGTAATATTTGGATTAGCCTGAAATGCTTGCGCGAGTTGTCCTAGTACCATTTTTTTGCGTTCATCTTCTTGCAGGCTTTGAGCTGCCATTTGTCTTCTACGGTCTTGTTCCATAGCATTTATTCTAGTTTGTTCTCGTTCTCTTATAGTTGCAGCTGATTGAGTTATTGCGTCACTAAATGACAAATTACCATGACCTCTACCCATCATAAGACCTGCAAGCGAGAATGGGTTTTGCAAGAATCCTTCCTGAACTTCTTGGGCTCCTTTAAATAAATCTTTCATTAGAATCCTCCCCATCCAGATGATCCAGTCCCACCACCCCATTGTAATTGCTGAGGTGTAAATCCACCTTGCGTAAATCCAGGAGGTGTTTGACCAAATCCACCACCACCGCCAAAATATTGACTAATTGCAGGATTGCCTGTAATTGCAGATCCAAAATTACCAAGTTGTCCAAGTCCCGTTTGTCTTGCTGGTCCTTGTGGTCCTTGCTGAAAAGCTCCGGGACCTGGCAATCCACTAAGTAATGATTGATCATTTTGCAAACGATAGAATGGATTGTTTACATCTATTTCCGCTTGATTTTGTGCTTGCTGGTAATTTCCAGCTTGAAACATATTACCTAAGCTTTGTTGTCTTGCTTGTTGTGCTTGTTGATAATTACGTTGTTCAAGTAAAGCTCTAGCATCACCAATTGCTCTTTGAGTATTTGCATCATTTGAAGCTAGATATTGACCAGTAGCAGCATTTGAGAATCCACTAAGCCCTCCGCCGCCACCAATTTGGCCCATAATTCTAGAACGATCAGCATTACCTTGATCTTGAATTGATCCGAGTGTTCTATTTATTACATTTTCATTATATGGATCCATAAAAGGTTGAAGATTTCCTGGTCCATATTGCCCTGCATTTTGCAGATAATTTTGTTGTGTGTTATTTAAGCCAGCAACATACTGTGAAGGATCTAATCTACCTTGATTACCATAATCCTGTATTCTTTGATTATAATTATTATAAGTATTTTGATAGCCTTGTGGCATGCTTTGAAATGCTGAAGGTGCTGCCTTGCCACGTTTTGTACCAAATACTTGAGCTACTGTTGAGCCTGCAGCGAGTGCCGCGCCTACTGGAAATACCATATCATACCTCTAAAATGTACTTAGCGCTGTCCTAACCCAATTAAGCACGCCTGCGTTGTTAGTTAATATATATTCGAAACTATTAGTTACTACTCTATCATATAATAGATCAGATGGAAAGATGTCAGTCGATGATGTTGGAGCTGATCTATCAAATCTAAGACGTCCAAGTACATAAGTAGATGAAACTGATTTATTTAAATTATCGAGTGTATTTTGAATTCTATTGATTCTTTTAAGGATATAATCCATCTTATCATCTGTAGAACCAAGCATATTATAGATAGGATCATTCATATATTACCTTGCATAAATTATCTTGTTGTAGTGGCTCTAATTTCTTCAAACCATTTCTGAAGACGGAATGGCTCTACTGTATTTGATGTAAATGTATATTGTCTTTGACGTCCATTTGCTCTTACGTCAATTTTCTCAGTAGTAATTGCAACAGGGAATCCAGGTGATACAAGAGCGTTTGCAGGAACAGGCGGGAAGGTTCTAACTTCAGTTGAGCCATCATATTCTTTAGTATTTATAATTATGTTATAAAGTGCCATATTAGGATCATATTCACCAGCATCAAATAATACATCTGTAGATGGTATTACTCTATCAATTTCTTGCATAAGATCACCATCCCCAACTAGAGAATAATTAGTAGTAACACTTGCTTGCATAGGAGTGTCTATATTACCATCTCCATAATTTACTTCATGTTGATATAAATTAGGCGTTATTCTAATCATGCCCGCGCCTCCTCCGCCCGTAACAGTAGCATTAGGCAAGATTCCATTAGGTAATTGCAATGTTATATAATTTTCCTCAGCATTGATAAATATTCCTGTGATCTGATATATATTATTAAATACTGACGCGGCAACCCCTGCAATTGGGCCTGTAATACCTATTAATTCTACGTACATATTGACGCTAAAATTAATTATAATATCTTCATCTATTGTAACATTGAACGCAGATGTATTTAACGTTACAGCTATAGGATTAAAATTAAGCACAAGTGGTGGCATTGAAACTGCCATATATTGCGGTCTATTTTGATTTGAAGGTTCTTCTGATGCTGTCCTTGATAGGAATCCATTAGTAAATGTACCTTCTTCAAAGTTATAAATAATATATGCATTAGGTTCTGGCGAATCACCAAATGGAAAAAATATCCATACTTCATTGAACTCAAGACATGTACGCATAAATGTTAAATATGATTTAGCCGGATTCATATTCTGTACGAACCATTGCTTCAGGGTATTATTTGGCAAGTTCTGATAGACATTTCCATTATAGACATAGATATCATTAAACCCGACCCAGTAAACAAGATCATTAGCTGATACATATGCTCTTGGACCTATAATGCCATCTGCAAGCGTAATTAGATCAGTTACCCATATGAAAGGCTTAGCAACATAATTTAGGCTATAAACAGCGTTATTGGTGAATAATATATTTTGTCCATTCACATATGCTCTACTGATTAATGCATTAGCGCCAGGTATTTCAACAAGATCAGCATTTGTTGCTGGGCCAACAGTCCAATTACCAAGATCAGCTGTATCACTATTTGCAAAAGCATTTGGAACAATATCTGGGCCAGAAACTGGAACACCAAGTGCTACAAGTACATTATTTGATGTAAATATCCAGTTTACTTTGTTAGGAGCAGCGCTTACAACAATAGGAGCAACATTTACATCGCCAGTCCATGTATATATTAAGCCTTGATTACCTGGTGTTAGTGCTAAATTCTGGCCAAATCTATCCATTGACCAAATTTGTGGAGCAGTAAATCCATTAGTAAATTCTTTAGAAATCCCATAATCACCAGAGCCATATAGACCACCACCATAACCTTCTGCTGGACTAAATGTCTCAGGACCTGCAAGTATTTGTCTAAATAATAATACCACGGCGCCTCCGCCAGTTCCAGCAGCAGTACTATCATTCGCGCTATTGGTTAAATAAACATCAAAACTATTTGTTTGAATATTTCTAGCTAAGCCCTCAACATTCATATCGGTATTTAAGAGTCCGTTAAAGCTTGTAATGCCAGATAGTTTAATTCTATCGCCAAGCATTTCAGTAGTAGCTGGATCAGATATAGTAATTACTTGAGTGCCAACAGTAACAGCAGCCCCTCCTCCAGTATAATTAGCATTTGCAGCAGTGCTTACAGTAAATGTAACTGTTGTAGCTGTGATATTATCTATCGTTTGAACTGCGTTAATATTTGCAGCAGGTATATTACCAAGATCTGAAGATCCAGATATTTTAATTAAATCACCTTCCATGAATATATTACTAGAAGGAAATGCTGTAATATCCATAGTAATTTCAGTGCTACCATTTACAACAGATAATGGATTATTAACTAAGGTTTCAAAATATGTAGTAATAGGATTATTGCTAAGAGTAATACTACTAGTTTGCAAAGGAGTGATATTGTATAAAGTACCAATAGTATAGCTATAAAGCCCATATGAAGTACCGAGTATGAGATTATCAATGCCACTATTATTAATAAAATTATATATAGTTCTAATAGCCCCGCGCATAGGAAAGGGGAAATCCAAATAAGGAAATATTAAATCCCAGCCACCAATCTTTTGAGGATAGCGTTTAAAGAATCTAACACGATTAGCATCAGACCAGCTAAGAGACGTATAGCTATTATCGTTCTTGTTAACGCCTGGGGGCAGGTCTAATGTTAATCTCTTACCTACTGGCGCCATTTAAACCCCTGCAAAGATTATATAATTCACTGTCGTATAAGGATTACGCAAATCAATAGGGGAAGTGGTAGTAAAGCCAGTGACTCCACCAGTATTTAGAGATGTCGTAGCTACAGATGCTGCAGGCACAGCTGAGGCAACCCCTGTTGTCAGAGGAAAAGTAACGCCAGACTTAGCATAAACAAAACCTGCGCCAATAGAATTTGGTGAATTAATTGCAGGATCATGAGTATGATTAGGCAAATTACCGACGCCAAGAGTGAAATCTTCAAATCCTCCTGTTGCTCCCATGTTGTAATTGGTTGTTCCATTATTGCCTTGACCTTTCGGCAAGCGTCCATTTAGATTTGGTACGTTAAATGTGGCAGATCCATCACCCACTCCATATGGAGCGCCAACTAAATTATTTGTCCCAGCCCCGGTTGTAGGGACAGAGATAGTTATAGATGTATTTGTAATTATTGAAATTATAGTTGCGCCAGATGGAATACCAGTTCCAGACACAAACCATCCTGTTTGCAGATTAGTAGTATTTGCAACGCTAATGAGAGATGTAGTACCATCTGTTATACCAGTAAAAGTTTGAGTAATTTCACCAAAAAGAGCGGCAAATGTTGTTCTAGATATCGCCTCACCATTACAGAATTGCCAGAGTGGAATTGGAGTAGTTAAATCAATGCCCGCATATGGAGTAATTTGACCTATTATAAATGAAGCGCCAGGTATAACAAATGTATGCTCTGTTGGATTAAGTTCACCAATTGTTACAAATATAGCGCCATCCCATACAGTAAGAGGTACCACACCAGTTGTAGCAAAATTAGTAGTATTAAACCAAAATGTTCCTTTCTTAGTATCAGGATTTGTTGGGAATGGAGGAGTTACTGATCCATAGAATGAAGTTTGAGCACCAAGTAATAATCCATCAATGTTACCCCAGTTATTATTTAAAAAACCGCCCCATTGATCTCTATCACCTCTAACAGTCGGCTGATTAAAATTATAATTTGCTGTCGTTGCTGGCATATATGTCCCTAAATAGTAAGTAAATTGCTAACGTTTCTATGATTATTTCGCATAACCAAATTCTTTTGCCATTCTTTAAATATCTTCATATAAGTCTCGCCAATTTCAGGAGCTTGCAGCGTATCTGAATAAAATATGCTAAGAGCAAGGTACCGAATAGCATCCACAGTATCATATTGAAACCAGATAGAAGTTGGATTAAGCCAGATTTCCGGATCATCTATATTAATTGGATTTGGCGCTGGATAAAGTTTGTCTTTATAGTAATAAATTAGTTTAAATGTGGTATCTGCAGGTACATTTGGATATATGAATAAACTAGCATTAAATATAGCCCATCTCATAGGCTGTCCGGTCATGTTAACCAGATTATAATAATCAGATAGTTCAGCATAAGTAATACCCAGAAAGCCTTCACGTTCTCCATAGAGTAAATTCCCTATTAAATATCTAACGGCAATAACGGAATTAAAATCATCAGGCAAAGCTACTTCATTAAGACCAGCTGGAACTACAAAACTACCAAGATCTGTTTGTTTCTGAAATAGCCAAGGATGGTTGAATTCCATATATTTAATGGCTGTAACAATCGCATTATTTACCTGAGTACCGTAAGTAGCGACGGATCTGTTGGCTTCGGTCAATATACGTTTTTGTAATTGATTTAGCGTTACAGTTTGTGTTACAGCCATATAAACATTCTCCTATGACTAGACGTCACCGTCACAGTTATAGAAAACTTTCAGTCTAATGTAACCAGTTGTGGCAGTAGTTGCGAGTGCCGCATTTACTGTCAGAACCAATTGTGGATTAGATCCATCTGGATATAAAAAGCCAGCACCAGCAGTAACAACATTATTTGCTGCTAATGTTTGAGCTTTATTGATATTGACCTTTAATTGACCAAATGCATTACCAGTACCCATAAAAGCACTATTAATGAATCTTGTAGCAAGAGCAGCATCACCTAGATTAAATGTACCTGTTGGGGTAGCATTAGTATCTAATTGAGAAGCTATCACTTCTGTTTCAAGTATAACGCAACCATTTACTGGCAAGCCATTAAGCGGAGTTGTTATAGTATCACCATTTACAAGGCCAGTAGTAATAAATGCATATTCAAATTCTTGTACTTGAACAGTACCAGTTAAGAATTTAGCACCACTACCATTAACATTGGCATTTTGCGTGTATGGTTCGATTAGAGTAAAATTATAAGCTGTCATGATTTATCTCCTAAACTGCTGAATAAGTTGTTAGAACAATAACGCCATGATCTATGCCATTATATAGAACTTTCTTAATTCCATATATGCCTGACATAGCTATACGTTGTTGTTGACCAATATCATGGAAATCTCTAGTTACCACAAATCCTGCAACGGTTTCTCCGCCTTCAGCATAACCACGACCGAGAGCAAAAGCAGCAGCTTCACGACCACAGAAAACGGCTCTTCTTGTATTTGCAACAGAAAGGCTTGTTCCTGAGTTAACACCTTGTGGTAATTTATCAGATTTGACGATCTTGGTACGGCTGTAAACAAAGCTATCCATGATTTCTCCGTCAGATTCACCAGCAGTAATACGAGCTAGTTGCATTTCACGGAATTGTAGTGAAGATGTTGCATCTTGTAGCAACTGATTATATTGTTCTGTATGAACATATAAGTGATATTTTATAACACCAAATTCAGATATTGGTCTTATATATGGTCTTTGAGTTTCAGCTAGTCTTTCCATATCAAGTACATATGATAATCTCATAGTAGCTGTAGGATCAGCGCCAACTGCTTGATCAGACGTTAGGCCATTAGCCCAGATTTGTCTTGTTACGCCATTTGCTTGTGTTGGAGCTGTTGGAGTATTTAAACCAGTGATAAGTGGTAATTGCGCGCCACTATAAACAAAGCCATCATAAGTGATAGCAGTGGAAGTATTACCAGCTAATTGGTTAAAATTACCAACTATCATTCTTTGTTTATGCCAATCTGATAATACCCTATAAGTATCAGCATTAAGGTCATAATTCACCCTTTGATAGTCGATTGTATATAGGCCAGGAATCTCTACTGGATTACGGATTTGGTTAATGAATACTTGATCTGTAAAATATTGTAGATTTTGTTCATTACCAATTGCAACTTGATTACCAAGTAAACCAGGATTAGATAATCTCTCAAGCCAAGAAACAGTAATTCTGTCGCCTGATTGTCTTTGTGTGTCTTCTTCTTTTGTTACAACGCCATCACCGATCATTTGACCAAATAGATATTTGTCAGTAACAATGTCGTAGTACATCTTTGTTGACCAAAGCTTAACTGTACTCGGACTGTTAGTACTAAATGTAGTAGCTGTCATTTTGAATTACCTTTAAGTAAATTAATAAAATTATTCTTAAAGATCTGAGAGATTGGTATTTCGCGAGTTTGAAAAGACTGTATCGCCGTCCTTGTAATCTTTAGATCAAACTGCCTAACTACGGTAATAAGAGATGTATCGTCACTCTCGGCAAATACTGATAGAAACTTCAAAAAGACGGGATAGTTTTGATATCGTACAAAACAGAAGTTCTACTATTAGTTAAATTAATAATAGAACTTCTACTTTTAGTTGTCAACCTAGCGAGGATTTGCCATTTGCTGAGCGGCAATTCTGTTATGAAGTTCTTTAAATTTTTTCTCATCAGTGAATATTGCTTTCATATCTTCTGATAGAAATTTAGTTGGAACACCATCACTTAAATTTGCTGAGTTGTTTGTCGGGGCTGTTGCTGATTTCTTTTGATTATTAGATATAGCATCAAGATTAGGAATAGGACCTTTTGCGGTTGGAACAGCTCTTTTAGCGCTAACTGGACCATTTATCTTTGATGCTAAGTTATATATAATCTCAGCAGGGTCACGGCCTTGGCTAAATGCATTGCGGCTAAGAGCTTCGAGTTGACTATTAACATAGTTAGTTGCCTCGCGCGGATCAGCAAACATCATTAGAGCTTCATCACTCTTATGTTTCATATAATTACTGATCTTATCATCATAATCGGGATTTACCGCTTTGAAATTACGTGCTGATTGTTCAACAGCATAACTAAGCTTAGCTTGATCTTGAGCATGAGAATATTCTTGTTTGAATTGTTTCATCTCATTTTCAAGCTTACGAACATAATTGAATGTAGTTTCATCAAGCACATCATCATATGGGTTAATCTCTGGCTCTGGCTGCTTTTGATTCATAGCCATAAGCTTTTGATTTTGTTCCATTAAAAACCTAACTTGTTCTTCAGCTTCATAACGACGCTTTGCTTCTTCATCAAGGCGAGATTTTGGAATCTGATATTCAGGTTTGATTTCAGGAACTTCCTCCTCTACTGATAAATCATCTTCTGGCAAGAAACTGTTGCTAATTGCTTCTGGTTCTTCCATCACTTCTGATTCTGTCTCTATAGCTTCTACTGGCACTTCTGCTTGCGCTTCACCACGCGCTATAGCTAACATCTTGTTAAAGCTATCCTCATTTGTATAATCAGGCGCTTTGGACATATCCATTTTTGCGGTACTCATTCGCTTTTTCTCCATTTAATTGTTTAATACGAGCCTGGTTAAGGGCTATCTCAGTCATAGTCTTGGCATTAGCAATCTCACGATCAGTATTGTCATTTTCTATGTCTAAAATCTTTTTCTGCGCGTCAGCTTTAGCGCGCATAGCATCAGCTTGTCTACTTTCCACTTCAGCTTCGAGCAAAGCTTGCGCTACTGGGTCAGGCTGCGGAGCTTCTGGTGGCTTCATAAGTTCTTGAACTTCTTTCTTACTATCCATATCAATAGGAAGTTTATTAATGATAGCCGGTATGAGAGCTTGACCAGCAGGACCAAACATCTGCATAGCCATAAGTAGCTTCTCGAGTGTTTCTTGACGTTCATTTTGAGTTTCAGGTACATCTTCGACCACAATGTCATATTCGGCCGCTATATTGCTTTTAAGAAGCGGGAAGTATTTAGCGTCACCTTCACCTGTCACGTTACGGATTAGAGTTCCCTCGATGTTATCTGCGAGTATTCTGACCGCGTCGATATATAATCTAGCCTGATGATGATCATATGTACGCTTAGCATCAAAATAAGGAGCGAGAGTAGTCATAACTTGGCGAATAATCTGACGATTAAGGCTTGCAGTCATTTCTTTTGTAGACATCATCCCCATAAATTCAGGAGTAACACCACAAGTCTGCATGATTAGGTCTTTAGTTTGCTGAATCATTTCCATTATTCCTTGCGGGAATGGAGCTGCAAGTTTAGGTCTAACTCGTCCTTCAGACAGAGCACCTTCAGAATAGATAGTGACATAACGTGCTTTAGTATAGTTCTGTACAAAATCTTGAAGATTAGGCACTGCTGATGCTTCAATCTCAACACCGCCCTTAGGAATGGTAGCAAGATATGCAACAAAATCAGTGAAAACCTGGTTCAAAAGACGTTGCGGGATCTTAGCAGATGATACAAGGCCATAATAATATTGACGTAGTTCAGAATATTCACCAGTCATAAACTTAATAGAGAAGCCAGTTTGTGAAAAGTTTTCTGATTTCTCAAGAACTCTATCGCCAGTAACCATAGCTCTATAATATTTGTAATGAGTTTGTTCTTTAACATCTAGCTTAAAGTTCATAGGATATTGCTTAAATATCTTACGGAGCGCCGTAACTATAGAACTGTCAAATACAGAAAATACAGGATCTCTTTGCACATCAAATTCATATGTCTCAGCAAGACCTTCAGCAAGACCTTGATAGAACTCAAATGTTTCATCATCAAGTTCATCCCAGTTAATTTGCATGAATGGATTTTTAATACGCCAGAATTTTTCCTTATCACGCCATTGATATTCATAGATCGTAGCTAGATCTTTAGACATGAGTGTATTATTAAAGTATTGGATAACGTTTGGATCTAAATCTGATGGGAATACATCTGCTCCATATTCAAGGCCATAATCCTCTTTAAATGTATCTTTGGGCACTATCTTGATACGTATCACATATGCTGAATCAGTAAGATTCTTAGCTCTTGCTGTTATGTCGTAAAATACAAATCCAGGGAATACACGTTCAACTACGATCTCGCCATTAGGATTATTATCATAGCTCATATAAGCATCAGTAGCACCAAGGCCGCATATAAGCATATCTTTAAATGAATAAGATGTCTCAATGTCAGCATTGGCGTTTTGTTTGATGTAAGCAACCGTACTATTTAAAATATCTGTGTAGTGTTCTTGCTCTTCATCTAATAACCTTGGTACATATTTAACATCAAATCTATTTTGAACTTCAAAGCCAGCAATAGAATTAATGACAGGGGCAAGTGTATTTAATGTCTGTGGCTCAATGCCATCTGCTTGCATACGGCGTACTTGATCCATAGTCCATTGAATATTCTGCATGACTAAGTAATTTTCCATGACCTCATTCATGCGCCATTCATTAGTCAATTGTAAATTCTCGGCCATACGTCTCCTAAGAGACTCTACGATCCATGTGTCTGTATAAGGCATTGTAATCTATCCTATTGCTTGTATTTGGAAACTCTAATCTGATGTCGCATAGACGTGACATGGCATCAAGCATGTCATCATGCAGCCCTACCGGAAACGTCGCATATTCTTGATGAATGAAGCTATCAATGACATCTACTAATTTATTTTCGTAATCTGATCTATAAAGGCGCTTAGGCAGATAAATCTTATGGTCAAAGAAATATGGTATGAGGCGTTCAATACGACCTTCTTTTGACAGAGGGCCACCAACTTCTTCTAAGCGGAATCTATAATTATTTTCTTCCTGGGCTTTTCTGATCCAATCAACATCAGTCTGCATACCATATTTTTCATATGCAACCAGCTTAGGCTTGTATTTCTTATGAAGATCAAAGACGAGTTCCTGACGTTCTCTAACATCAAGCTTGTCACGCACAATATCGAGTACATAGATATTACCATCATCAGAACATCCAATGACTATTGCAGCTGTATAATCTGATTTCTTCTTTTTGCTATTAGCTGGATCTATGAAGATATATTTATTCATGCCTTCATGGCTTATATTCTCATAATATTGTAGCCAATCTTTGCGGAAAGCTCCACCACCTTCAGGAGATGGTTGTTGTTGATATTGACCAGAGAAACCATATGCACCAAGTTCATTCTTTTCGCGATCCATTTCATCAGAGCCCATACGAGCTTCATGCAATAATTCACCCTCGGCGCGATTGTAACTATAATCACCAATAGAATATGTCTTATCTTCTGTCTCGATCGCAGGTATACATAGATGTGTCCAGCCACCCTTGCGGAGCAAATGACCTGTAAGATCATTCTCATGCAAGCGCTGCATAACAACAATAATACATCCTTTTTTCTTATCATTAAGACGTGTGGTAAATGTTTGATCAAACCAACGATTAGCAGTTTCTCTTTGTACTTCAGAATGAGCATCATCAGCAGAGAGAGCGTCATCAACTATAAGGAAATTACCACCATCACCTGTTGCAGCTCCGCCAACAGATGTTGCCATACGAAAGCCACGCTTTGTAGTCATGAACTTAGCTTTGGTATTTTGATCATGTACGAGCTGAGTATCAGGAAATATCCTTTTGTACCATGGGTGCTCAACTATGGCTCTTGCATCAAGTGAATGCTTTTCAGCTAATCTTTGAGCATATGAAGCACATAGAATCTGCTCTGATGGATTTTTGCCGAGAAGCCAAGTAGTAAATGCAACTGCAACAGATATAGATTTTAAATGCCTTGGTGGAATATTGATTATAAGCCTAGAAATCTTACCTTCATAGCAAGCCTTTAGATGCTCAGCTATTAAATCTATATGCCAATTACCAACATAGCTTTGACTTGGTGATACTATCTCAAAGCATTGCTCAATATAAGTTGCAAGATCCGAGCGTGATACAGCATCAGCGTAAGCTAAGTCTTCATCTGTAAATATCTTATTTTGCATCAGGCTTTTTACCCTTGCGATATCTAGCTATAATTTCAGCATCAGTAGCAGTTGGTTTAGATTCGATTTGTTCATGTTTTTCATGAACTTCAGATGACATAATATAGCCAAACTTTTTGCCTCTGGTTTTAAGGTAAAAGCAAATAGCGCCAAGGTTATCATCAGCAATAAGACGATAGAGTGATGTCTCAGCACTACTAATAGATTCATGATCAGCAGCATCAAAGTCTTCTTGAAACTTAGAATCACTTCCACGCCAGTAATAAACAGTAGATCTTACTATGCCGAGTTTCTTGCAAGCGACATCAACAGGTGTATTTACGCGCAGGAGCTCCAAGAATTCCTTTTTTAAGCTGCTTGACTCTTTTTCAGTATAAGGCCTTGCCATAATTACCTTTTAATTGATTATTAATAGTAATATATTAAACTGAAAGTTGAAATTAGTCAAAGGGGGGCAATGCATGGTTAAATTTACATTAAAAAATCAAACCATAAGTGAGTCTGATAGATGCGTAACATTCTTCAAAGAAATGCAATATCGAATGCTTACAATGGAAAATCCTCCAATATTGTATCACATAGCAAATGAACACATGATGGGCAGGTCAAAAGATTACATAGGCTTTTTAATGAAACTACTTCGTATGGGAATGAGAAAAGGAGTCTTTGATTATATAGCTCATACAAAAGATAAGATCGTATATATCGAATTTAAAACAGAAAAAGGCAAATTAAGTTCCAATCAACAGGTATTTGCAGAAGATTTAATTAAAAAAGATATCCCTTATTTAGTCACAACTGATATAGACAAAGCGATTAAATTCTTGCTTGAACATTTTTCGTAATAAATAACATAAACATTCGATATATATTTAAATAGCTTGAATGTTCACCTTTTTTCGTAGTAAAGCCTTTTTTTATATTGACAGCTATATCTAGTGGTGTTATATTGATCTTACAACTAACAAATGGAGATATTGATGAAAACTGAAGAACTAGAGTTATTACATCACAAAATGGAAGTTGCTGAATTTGCAATGAATGAAGCAATACAAAGATATTGGGAAATTAAAATAAAACTCGAGATGATAGAGCTTGCAGATGAATGATCTATATAGATAAAGATTATAAAACCAAGGGAAGTAAAGATGCCATATCATTTTAAATTTAAGTTAATAATAATAGATAATGATCCTAGTCTCATCTGCAAAATAGTAAGATCGCCTATTTCAGGAGAATATATTGGAACAATATTACCAAAAATAGAAGCAATATTATCAGATCGTAATATTAATTATATTAGACTTGAGGAAACGATAAATGAAATTAATATATATAAAACTATTAAAGAAAAATATTCTCATAAAGAATGGGTTTTAATATGTATCGAGACGTATTATGGCTTTTTTAGAACTCCATCCACTAAAGACAAAATAATTTCTTTTTTTAAACAATTTTTTGGATATTGAAGATGGTAGATTTATATAAAGGTTATCTGCAGTATAGACAGGATATTCTAGCAAAGTATCCTATTCCAAAATTAGATGCCATGCCTTTCATATGTCCTTGTGAGGATGGTGATGATTGTATTCCAAATGAGGATGGTTATACTTGCAAAGAATGGAGAATAGAACAAGAGAGCTATATGAGAGATAAGATATAATGAAGTATAAAAAAACACTACCAGCATATATAGCATGTTTCATTCTTCTAATGACCTGTTTATACGAAGGATTTATATATATGAAAGACTTATTTTAATCCCATATAGATTTTCTATCTGTTTTAAACCATCTGTGCCCCATTTTCCGTATATTTTATCAAATACTATACATCTATCAGATTCATATTTATATTTTAATAGATAAGCCAATAAATCATTCATAATAAACAATCCTAAACCATCGGCTCTTATTCTTTTATAGATTTCCTTTTCAGATCCATCGGCCTTAGATATATAAAATTCGCATTCCTTTCCATATTCTTCGTGAAACATTATTTAGACTCCTGTATTTCAATTTTAGGTTGAAAATCTTCCACTGATAACAACTCTTTATCCAGCCTCCGAAATGCCTCAAGTTCAAGTTTTATAAGCTCTGTGGGCAATGGCATACGTCTTGTGGTACTACGTTTGTTTCTATATTGTACTATTGTCATTTCTCTTCCTATCATTATCCATCTTAGCCATGTGTATTTTAAATATCAGATTTGGCATAATATCACGAAGATGTAACATTTGATAGACTCTAAAATCATCCATACCTACGTATATATCTTGTTCCAAGTTTAATTGAGATATCATGTAATGCCTTTTTAAGATCTTTATAAAATAATTTGTTTTCTAAAATAAATACTTTAGCTCTCTCTATATGTGGATGCATATTGTCACAATTGGTCTCTATCCTTATGTTATTATATTCTTCCTCATCAAATTCAAATTGTTCTATTTTTTTTATCAAGTAATCCTCACGTTTCTGAGTAGTGGTTTTGATTTTTCCAAGCCTTATAAGTTTCTTTATCCAATTGATTACCGATTCAAGTATTGTTTTGGAGAATTTATTACCTGCCTTTACAAAATCAAACTTGCTCAAACAGTGTCTGAATGTTTTTTTAGGTATATCTAGATCTTTACAGACAATCTTTTCTATTTCTAACTCAACTATATAATTTTTTAAAACAAAGTTTTTATGATATATGTTATATATTATACCTTTAGGTATATACGTGCGCAATTTTTTGTAATAAGCTTTAAAGTAACCAACAGCCTTATCCCCCAAAATGGTGGATAACTCTTGAAACAGGCTAAATGCTTGCCTTTGAAGGGTGATTTTGTTTGTATTATGAGAATCTTTCCCAGACTCAACGCGATAAAATCTTGTATCTTTTAACGCCTCGTCAACTGTTCTCTTGGATCTACATCCAGACATAGCGGCAATTCTTCCTATAGGTACTCCTATGATCGTGTCGTTACGTTTTTTTTCTTCTCTTGAATAATAAAGACTAACATTATTAATAAGAATGCAGAGTTGTTTTTTGGTTAAATCATGTTTTTTTCTAAAAGATTCTACCAATAGATGAGTTTTGCGGAGATCGGTTCTACCTTCAGTAGCAAGACCTTTATTTTCTGGGGGCTTTGTTAAATCTTTTGTTGATTTAGTGTTGACTGGAAGTAAGTTTTCAGATAATTTAATCATTGAGTACCGGGTGTTTGGGTTTTTTGTTTTGACTGCCGAGCCAAACTAATTTTTAAACTTTAACACCCTACTTTCCTAAAAGCAAAGCGTTTTTTTATATTCTTTAAATATTTTCTTTTTCTATATATTCTATTATAGCGTCTGAACTTACTTTTAGGATATATATGCAAAATAAACCTGATCCATTTTCTCTCCTTATAGCCACAAAAGAAAAACAAGACATCAAGGTAGTTCCTCATAATATATTAATAGAACAAATGTTACTTGGGTCTCTTCTAACCAATAATAATTACCTGGGGCTTGTAAATGACTTTCTAAGGCCAGAACATTTTTATGAGCCGATACATGCGCAAATCTACGAAACTATATTGCTATATAATAACAAGGGCCTTAGCGCCAATATCGTTACACTTAAGAATCACTTCGATAAAAACGAATTGCTTAGTAAATATAATGCTAAAGACTATCTTGTAAGCCTGGCATCTTTTGGCGCTACTATAATAAATGTCAAAGAATATGGCGAGATTATATGTGACCTAGCTATAAGGAGACATCTTATAATCATCAGCTCTGAAATTACAAATGATGCTTATGGCATGGAAATAGAATGCAGCGCAGATAAACAAATCGAACTTGCCGAGCAAAAGCTATTTAATCTGTCTAGTAAATCCCATAATATTAACCAAGAACTAGGTAGATCATCACTTAGCGGAACCATAAAAAACATAGAGCTGGCCTTTAAGAATAAGGGTAAGGTAAACGGCATATCTACTGGCTACAAGGATTTAGATAAGATATTGGGCGGGTTTCAGAACTCTGATCTTGTGATACTAGCCGCCAGGCCAGCCATGGGTAAAACAGCCCTTGCTATAAATCTTGCCATGAATACCGCCGCTACCCTTAGAGAAAATCACCTAAAAGAATTTCCAGATGATATAAGAAATATTCCAAAGGCTGGTATATTTTCTCTTGAGATGTCCAGCGATCAATTAAATGCTAGAATGATTTCAATAAAGGCTGGTATAAAAACTACAGACATGCGATCTGGTAACATCGGAGATGATGAATTTAGAAAAATATTCCTAGCAACAAAAAAACTAGAACAGTTAGACATATTGGCAAATGATATGCCAGCACTAACTATAGCATCTATTAGAACAAAGGCACGCAGAGCCAAGAAAAAACATAACCTTGCTATTTTATTTATTGATTACCTTCAATTGCTTAAAGGAACAACAAAAATCAGTGAATCAAATAAAGTACACGAGATAACAGAAATAACTCAAGGATTAAAAGCGATCGCTAAAGAACTCGATATTCCTATTATAGCACTTTCTCAATTATCTAGGGCAGTTGAAACAAGAATAGATAAAAGACCGCTTCTTTCAGATCTTAGAGAATCTGGATCTATAGAACAAGATGCCGATATTGTTATGTTTATCTACAGAGAAGAATATTATCTATCTAAGCCTCAAGAAGACAAACAAGATGATATTACCAAATGGCAAAGTAAAATGGAAAATGTCCATGGCAAAGCAGAAATTATTATTGCTAAACATAGAAGTGGCGCCACAGGAAATGTAAATTTACACTTCGAAGCCACATTAACAAAATTTAGTAATTTAGATGATGAAAATAAGTTTAGTCCCATAGGGAAATAACATCTTATCTTGATTCTCTGTTTTCTATAATATATATTACCTGAGCGCCTGCTATCTTACTTAGTATTTACAAACATACGGTTATAATATTTAGCAGGCGCAATATTCCTACTTCAATCAGGTCTATAAATTGGTTTAGTACTATAAGCCTTTTCAACCGCGCCTTCCATATATACTGCAAGTAATGATGATATAATAAAATAAATGACCAATAAAATTGCATTAAGACATGGAATATTTTGTTGTTTTTTTCTTTTCATTTTGTTAATCTTAATTTGCTTTGATATATATGGTCTATTTCCGTAGGCCATATCTTTTTATTCAGAAAACTCCATCATTGTTAATTCCCGTAATGTGTCATAAGATACAATAAAATCATCCATAGTTAACATGTCTATTTCTCGATCCAATGCTTCATCTCTAAAGTCATTGAAGAAATCTATATATCTAGTCATAGCTTTTATTCTATCTGAATTATTATCATATTTTTTCCAATCTAAACTAGCGTCACGCGCTTTACTCTTTAAATCTACTAAATTATTATAAGTTAATTGCATTTTTTATCCTTTATGTCTTTCATTATTCTTGGCATACATAAATATAAATGTACTAAAGGTATATAGTCACCATCTTTGTAACTATCTGCTAAATCTTCGAGACTTGCTTCTTCTTTTATATATTTATCAAAGCCTCTAGCAAAATTAGGATTAATTTCAGCATATTTTCCATATATCTGATCCATAGTAGAATAAAATACATTATCTAATAAGCAATTAACCAAAGCTCTAACTTCTACATCTTTAAGTTTGTCATTTTCTGTTTTTTCATCCACAAAATCCATAATTAAAGAAAAAATAGATTCATTTACTCTGCCAACTTCATCTCGGTGCTTTTCTATAAAATTCTTTTTCATTATTGATCCTCTTTGTTAAATAAAATATCATATTTAGCCTGATAATTATTATTAATATGTGTTTCTACAATCTTATCTAAATATTTAGCTACGCTGCTAGTACCATTAATAGCAGCAAGCCTCTTTAGCTTAATCCATTGATCATCCGCAAAGTTATAAGTTTTTGTATATAAATGCATATCACTCCCTTTAAATTTAAGTTACAAATATAGGTTATACATTATTTTATAGCAAGTCAATATTTTATTATTGACAATAGTGAAAACATATCTTATAGTAATTACATGGGCACATAGTTAATACATAATATGGAGATAAAATATGAACTATAATATTATAAATAAAATAAATGGGATGATTGATAAATTACAAGATGCCTATCATGCTGAAGATACAAAGGTTGTAGATTTTATGTATCAGCTACAAGATACAAGAGATGATATAATTCGCGCATTTAAAAATAACAAAATAGATATAAATTATTACCTATTATATAGTAATAGCTTAAGTGAATTTTCATTAAATAATAGATTTAGAGGAGCATAGTATGAGCAAAGAATTAACAGTTACAAAAACAAATACAGAACCAGCAGTATGGAATACATTAAAAAATAGTGTTTACCCGGGTGCTAAAGATGAATCTATTGTTATGGTACTAGAATATTGTCATGCTAGAAAATTAGATCCAATGCTTAAACCAGTACATATAGTACCTATGCCAGTAAAAGATAGTTCGGGTAATAGCGTATGGCGTGATGTTATTATGCCTGGTGTGGGTCTATACAGGATTACAGCTAGTAGAAGCGGGCTATGCGCTGGAATATCTGAACCAGAATTTGGACCAGATGTTACAGAAAATATCGCAGGAGTATCAGTTACCTATCCTAAATGGTGCAAAGTTACAGCAAAAAGAAGAATGAATGATGGCAATAATTCTGTTGCTGAATATACTGCCACTGAGTTCTGGAAGGAAAATTTTGCCTCAACTAAAACAGGAGCACCAAATTCTATGTGGATTAAAAGAGCTTATGGGCAACTAGCTAAATGCTCTGAAGCTCAAGCACTCCGTAAAGCATTTCCAGATTTAATTGGCAATCAAGTAACATCTGAAGAAATGGAAGGCAAGTCTTTTGATACAAATGATATGGTGAATATTACTCCCAAAAAAGAAACAGAAGATACTACTATCCTTATGCATGTAACTAATAAAGATTATGAATGGGCTCATGATTTTATTGTTAATGACGTAATAGCCAATACTACAAATATAATGTTACCTATTATTTGCGGTAAGGCATTAGATGTGGAAACAAAAGAAGACCTTGAAGAATTCATTAAAATAAAATCAGATCCAAAAATGAAAAATGCAATTATGGAAGCTGTACAAAATTTCCCTGATTTTAGTAATGCTATGAAAATGATTGTTAAATTTAAAGAACAAATGATTGAAGAAAATAGCGGAATCGTTGTAAATCCCGCTACTTAAAATAACATCATATTATGGAGTAACATGAGATATGGAACTTAACATAATTTATAAATAAAAAAAAGGCCTCTTTTTTAAGGAGGCCTTAATTTTTAGGTAGATCTTGATGAAAAATCTTTTACTTCTTCTTATATGCTCCTGTAGATTGTACGCTATAAGGTGCTAAAATCATACAAGATTCAGCAAATTTCCTATCTTTTTCCATGCTAGTATTTATAGATTCTTCAATAGAAATAAAATATAATCCATTCTCTTCCACTGTACTTATAAATTCTATTATTTGTCTGGCATCATAAGAAATGATTTTAAGACTGGTTACAACTATAGTATCACCTATGCATAATGATTTTATTAAATCTTTGAATATAGATCCATGCTCGTCAGATCCACCTTCTGTGTCATTTACATATAATTTTAATATTTTCTTTTGCTCTTCTACTTTTTTTTCTGAATTGCCTTTAATATATCCCACAAATTTATTCATTATTTATTGATTCCTTTAATTAATAATAGCGCTTCAATTACATCTTTTACTTCATCGGAATAACTGCCTATTTTATTTAATGAAGCTGCTACTATTTCTTGATTCATATCAATCTGATGCTCAAAAAATCTAATCTTTGCTTCTAAGTCCAAAATAACTTTATTTATATGAGGATTGACTGGAGCTATCATTGTTCTTCTTCTCATAATAATTCTTCCAGTGTTTTGATTACTTTTTCATATTGTTCCATCTCTCTTTGATATTTGGTCATGCCATTAATCTTATTCTTCACATGCATTAATTTGATTCTATAATCTGTTATTATAGCCTCTATATGCTGTTTAATATCTATAGTATCTTCAACAGGAGTAACCAACATATTACAATCCAAGTGCTTTAATATATGTATCAAGTATCATCTGCTCTTCATCAAATTTAGTTTTACCTTTTTTACGGATAAATAATATCTTACGCAAAGCCTTCTCATCGAAACCATCACTTTTAGCAGCAGCTATAGCTGATTTATAATCTTCTTTTGCCGAATCTATTTCACTCTGACAATTCTCTAAACGTGCTACATATTGCATAAGTTCATCTGGTGTAATGTTCATTATATTTTCCATTATAAAAGTTATATTTTAATTTTTCATTAACATTTATAATAATCGTAGCAAAAAACTTTTGGTGTTTTTCTTCCATGCTTAGAATCTTACATGTTTGATTTACGACTATTACATTAGATTTTTTAGTTTTAGCGCTTCTAACAAGTGCTTTAGAAATTTCATTAATATTATCTATATCAGTGGATTCAAAATTAACCACGTTTTGTAGAGCCTTTAATTTTTTTTAGCATTGGATTTGCTTTTTTGGCTTTGCTTGATGCATGACGCGATGCATTTGCTAATATTGCACCAGCAGATTCTTTAGAATAACCTTCTTTCTCGATTTTTTTCTCTACAGCTTTAAAACCAGGATGCTTTTTTTTATCTGTCATTTAATACTCCTATAGATATTTCTACCAATAGTAGCAAAACTTTATTTAGAATTCAATTGAATTATCTTGAAAAATATGAAATTAAATATTTATTATCTAAAAAGAAATCTTTTATTTCTTCTTCATTTAAATCATATATTTCCATGTAATTTTTAAGTGTTTTTATTATATACGCTATATTTTCTAGGTAATTACCATGCACTTCATTTATCATCTCTTTACTTTTATTCTCTAGTGTCATTTTTATATAGCTTTCCATCAAATCCACTTGATGTTTAGCAAAACCGCATTCACTTAGATAATAATCGTAATGGTGAATCTCGCATTTAAAAAAAGGCTTTTTATCTCCAAAAGCAGCTTTGCCTATGCATTCAATTAAAAGAAGCTTTAATTCATAAAGAGTTTTTTTGCCAAAATTATCTATTTTATATAACAAACTTGTCTCATCTAAAGGAAATTCTATATCTTCTAGATATATATAACCAGCATTAGATAAGGTATTTCGTAATCTTGCAGATGCGTATAAATCTTTAATTAAATGCTTGCCTTCATCATTATTATATAATTCTGGAAAAGTTTCTATAATTGAATTAAGTTGACTATTTTCTTCAGTTATACCTAATACTCTTTCTTGTAACCCAATAACAGCTTCTTGCAATGATTTTATACGTTCTAAAACAAATAACATTTTATTATGCAATTCTATAATTTCTTTATTAAATTCCATTATCTACCTCTCATCATTCTTATAATTTGATCTAGATCATAATAATCAACTAATTTAAAAAAGTCTGAATAAACCTTTCTATCATCTGTTACTTTTTTATATATGTCAGGAGCTTTCATTTTAAGATTTTGCAACACTAGATCACGTGGTAAAGTTAATGCTTTAGCCATAACTTTACCTCTGCTTGTCTTCTTATGGTTAAACCTCTTAGCGGTCTTCCACCTGCCTTATTATATTTTAAGAATTCATTCTGGCAATCCATATCGCCCCTATTTAACCTAGCGCGTAGAGTTGATCTTTGTAATGTACCAGCTCCCAGGTTATAGACAAAATCAATGAGTGCTATATACTGATCATCAGATAAATTCGTTTTAATTAATCTTTGAACTGCGTTATATGAAGCGTTTAAGTCTCTTTCTAACCATTCTAATGCTTGCGATTGTGTTATCTGCATATGTGGAACTACTTCGTGTGTGCTTCCAAATCCAATAGTCCAAACCCCAACTGAATCTTGATAAGCCTCCAGTCTGCACCCCTCAAACTTAGATGTAAATTCGGCACATTTAGAGAGTAGAGTCATAATATTTCATCAAATTTTAAAAATCCTACACCTTCAAGATGAAGATTTAGCATATCAGGAAAAGCATAATGATAAGTTACTTTGTCAACATTAAAAATTTCATTACCGTCCCATATATTTATTATAAGCTCTCCTCCATATTTCTCTTTAGCAAGAATAAGTTTTTCTATCAATTCAGTTAGAGTCATTTGTTTCTTTGTAATTTTATAGATTTTTTATCTCCATTAACTGCAACATCAAACTCACACAAGAGGATCGTTATAAATTCATCTGCAAAATCAACTGTTTTCTTCACATCATCGGGAGCTGTATTTAATACGGCAATTAGTTCATTCAAGGTCATTTTCTTCTTCTTCAGTCAATTGATAATTTCCTGGAAGTAAATATAAATGTTCTCTTCCATAGTGAACTCCACACTTGAGATCATATGTTTCTGCAGGAAATCTTGCTAACCTACAATCAGTTAAACTAGAATGCACACCAAATTTTGCCACAAATATAGGAAGATGTCCCCATTCCTGCTCGCGCTGCTGTAACATTTTTATAAATTCATTCAGTGTCATCTTCTTACCTCATTTTCTTCTTTGATACTTTGTTTTACTCTAAAAATATGATTCTCTTTATATTCTTGTTGAAGTTCTTGTTTATATTCATCTAAAGCATTTGCAATTTCTTTTCTAAGTTCTTCCCAATTAGGTTCTAATTCTAAATCAAATTGTAATTCTGGGGTAAGAGGTCTCTTATCTTTCATTTTTTAAGAATCACTTTTATATTTAATCTGTTATTTTATGCAAGTCCCATAGCTGAAAATTGTGGTCGTTCAAAAAAGCTTGCTATATATGCATGACCTGAAACATCAGGATGAGCCCAATCAACCCACATAGCATTGAATGTAGTACTATTCATATAGAAATAGCAATTTATGCATTCTCTGAATATATCCACGTAATGCACCCCTTCTGACGCCACAAGTGCTTCAAGCGCATTTAAATAACTTTCATACTCTAAATATACAGGTGATGATCTTGGAAACCATGGAGATAATATTACAGGCTCAATTCCAGCAGTTTTAAGATCATCTATAATACTCTTCATGCTAGCTGCATAAGCAGTAGCTCCAACAAAATTACCAGCATCATTAGTTCCATACATCACAAAACATACTTTAGGACTATGAGCTATGACATCAGTTGCAAGTCTAGCATATCCTCCAGCTGCTGTATCACCAGGAATACCCGCGTTTATAATAGTGGAAAATCCTCTTTGATTACCAATAAGATATGAAAATATTTGAGTTGCTGTCGGGCCAGGAGTTCTCACCCCATAAGTTATCGAATCGCCTAAAAATACTACTGTAGACATAAGAACTCCTATCAAGGTTGTAATTAATAGTAACAAAAATCTGGTCAAAATTCAATTATTATCTTATTAGCCCCTCATTATTCCTCTCCCATTAATTGCTTTCCAGACTCAGTAAGTTCACCATTCGCATATACATAATAATATATAGTAAATTTGCTAACATTAAATTGATTTGCTAAGTCTTTAATTGAAGTATTTGGATCTTTTATAGCAAGCTGTATTACTTGCAATACTTGTTTTGTCACTTTTCTTCTTCTTCCTCCAAACCTTCCGCGAGCGCGAGCGGCTGCAAGACCATCTTTAGTTCTCAATCTAGTAAATTCACGATCAAGTTGAGCCACAGCTGCAAGCATATCATAATAAAATCTACCAGCTGGTGTTGTCACATCTACCATAGCACCAGCGCCACTTATGACTTTAAGCCCAATACCGCGTTCAATTAGATGTTCTGCAATTACTGCTGAATGCTTGACACTTCTGGCTATTCTATCAAGCGCATAAACAACTAGTATGTCGTCTTTCCTTAATGCACGCATGCAATTTTCTGCGCCTATTCTATCATCACGAGAACCACTAGCCATATCACTATATATATTTTCTTCTAAGACACCAGCTGCTAGCAATCCGTCTTTTTGTAGATCAAGCTTCTGTGATCCATCGCTTCTAGATACTCGCATATAACCTATGAGCATTTTATATCTTCTTCTCAGAAAAATTATTTATATAATTTCTTATATCCTCAACCCTCCATGCTGTAATACGCTCGCTAAGCTTAATGGGCGTGGGAAAAGTTCCAGATTTGACCTTAACCCATAAAGTGGATTTGCCAAATGGTATAAGTTTTAAAACTTCTGGAAGACGAATAAATCCAGTTTCTGGTAAAAAATTGCTTGCCACTTCATTCTCCTTTTTGAATAACTCATCCTCGCATCTTATCACCTTACTTTGATAATTACAATGAGTTTTTATAACAGAATAAGAGCTTTCTATAGAAAATTAAATATTGGAATATTTACCCGTTTATTCAAATAACCCAGAATTGATATTGCTAGTGACGCTTTAGTTACACTTATAACCCCAACGACATGGTTGGGGTTTTGTCTATAGAAATAATTATCAAATTGATTTCCCTCTACAGTGACAACAAATAAGCCTCATGGTATAATTAAGATATTAATACTTAATGGAGGCTATTGTGAAAAAAATAGTTATAACCAAAGATGCAACCATTGCTAAAAGAGCTGGTATAGCAACTTCGATACTTGGATTTCTAGGCAGCATTGCAGGAGTTACCAGCACTATTCTGACTAATGAACCTATATATGTATATAGTATGAGCGCAGTAGGAGCTTTTATAGGAATAGCTGGAATTGGTCTTACTTTATATGCAGCTAATAAACATGGATCTGAAAAAGAATTAGTAGAATTTAATCAGGCAGATTCACCAACAATCAGAGTAGCTGAACATAAATTAACAGATATAGCTAATCATCCTGATTTTTGGGACTCAGTAAATAAATTGGAAGCATTAGATGTGACAGATGAAGTATATTACATGACTATAGATAAAGCAGATACAGATAAAATAATAGTCAAATCATGGATAGAGCATAGCCAAAAAACAATATATACGCTTAAAGATAATGATGAAATTGCAAGATAACCATTTCATCATTTCTTTTATTAATTCTTCAAGAAACATTCTTATCTTATATTTTTTATATCTTCTAATAACTTTGTTAATATCAGCCTGATATCAATAAAATGGCCGGCAATAATATCTCTTTCGCTTCTTAAACTTATATTTTCTGATTTCAAAGTAGCCAATTCATGGACGCCTTCTACAAAAGATTCCATCAATATATCCATATCATTTGCCTCATCTGTAAAATACTTACATAAAACCAAATATAAATCTAATCTCTGTTTTTCATCGAATTTTTCTTTTAAAGCTGGTTGCCCTAACCATTCATTAAGTTCTTTTGCCAGATCATCTATAGTTTTATTCATGGTCTATTTCCCATTTTTCTTCCATAGCAATACAATTTATTCTTATTAATTGTGTATTAGTTTTTTGACTCATCATGCACTGATCCATAGTTACAAGTTCCGTAGACATAATAGATCCATATAAAATTATCATTAAGGCTGGTGTCATAATGTTTTATCCTCAAAAGTCCAATCTTGCCTGCCATGAATAGAATCATGTAATTGATCTAATTTATCTTCTATCAGTAATAGTTTTTCATTAATCGCCTCTATACGCATATTAAGTAAATAATATTCTGTATTTTCGGTCATTATGCTTTCCATTCATCATATTTATCATAACATATAGCGGCTATTCCTAATTTAAATAATAAATTAAAGAAATATTTATCTTTTTTATCTGCCTTATCCATAAATTCTTTGAATTTCTCATCATTAGTTTTTTTCCATTTATCTAATGTTTTTTCTAATGATTTTCTTTGTTTATGTTTTAATTTAGCAAATTCCGCCCATTTATTTGGTTCTTTTTCTTGCATTTTTTCTATGTCCCATATGTAGCCATATTGGTCATAACGTTCCGGCGCGGGTTTTCTTGTCACTTACTTCTCACAAAATTACCAAAATAATACATAAGTATAGCATTCAGCATAGCTTGTTCATTTTCTGTCCAGATTAAATCGGCAAATATACCAAGAGGAATAGAACCAGCCATATATTTTTCAATTATGCAAAATTGTACATAACAATACGACATAAGAAAGCATGTAACTATTAATGGCCTTATAAGATTATTTATTATATCTACAAATTTACTATCAGACTGAAAAGCTGTATGAACTATCTGAGAATCTTGTACTGTTCCTGCGATTTCTGCTTCTCGGAGATTCGCATCAACTTCAGTTTTAGCAAAATCTATTTGAAGCTGCATGATAGCTAATTCTTGCGCAGCATCGATTTTAGCTTGTTTATAGGCTAGATAATCTTTAAACAACCCAAATAAATGAGGCAATAATCCGGCTAAAAGCCCAATTATAGTAATCATATAATAGGCTTATTTTCATTTGGAGTAGCAGATCTAAATTTGCTCTCTTCTATCATAGCTTTATTATTAATAGCTACTATTAGGTCTACAATTCTACCTTCTATAGTTTCTACATCAGTTTTAAATTTAGTAATATCATCTTTGATCTCATTTAAAATCATAGATTTTTTTACTAGGTGAATCATTAATAATATAAAAGCGGAATATTCTATAAGATGGATAACAATAGAAAATGTTTCTGGCATCATAAATCCTCTAATTATTCTTTATAACATTCATTAAAATTAGGCTTTTTAATTCTTTTAATTCTTCGTTAAATATTTCTATTTTAGATGAATTAGAAGATGTTAAAGATTCCATATCTTTAAACTCAGAATAGAAGTTTTTAGTTATAAATCCAACTATAGAAGCGAAAGCAAAAAATAAGATCGCTATAATTTTATATAAATGTGTTATTTCTACTTTTATATCCATTTACTGCCTCGTTTTTTTCTACCTTCATAAAATCCTGTCCAATAACTTTTAACGCTATCTGGATCAATTTTATTTGAATATGGATTTTCATATTCATTAGAAGTCATAAGGCCTACAGTATAACCAATCTTATATTCTTCATAATATCTTGAATTTATAGTATTCTTTATTTGCGTAGGCATTAAATCAACTATATCGATAAACATTAATTACCTTTTTTTGTTTTTCTTAGCTTCAGACAAAGCTATCGCAATAATTTGTTTTCTAGGTCTTGGGCGCTTACCTTCTTCTAGTAATTTTTTATTGCGATCAGATAACTCACGAATATTTTCACTAATTGCTTTCTTGCTTTTTCCCTTTACAAGAGGCATCTTAATATTCTTGCATATCACGTTTTGCCATTTTACGAGTAGCTTCAGGTTTATAGGATTTTCCACCCATTTCTTTGCGTGATTCTTTAACCATGTCACGTCCTTTTTCTTTTAAATCTTTTCCCATGTTACCTTTAGAATAAGCTTGTTCGAATTCTACATTGATTCCACCGTAATTAAGATCCTTTACTATGCAATCCATGTATGGTTCTTCGTTATGGGGAGCAGCTTTTGATCTGCCCTCGAGTCTTACGTTTTTTTTATTTTCCATTTTAGTTCTCCTAAAAAATGGTTGTTAATTACCTAGCGCTTTCCACGCTAAATATTGCATGTAATCGCAATTTCGCTCGTCAGCTGGAACAAACTTAATAGATCCATCATCATATGTAATAACAAAAATATTAGGATTTTGCGTCCCATCTAATTTAAGTGAATTTACCGCTGTTACTATATTTGCCATTATACGAGCTCCGCGTCAGCTGACCAATTATAAACAAGAATATTACCGATACCTGTAGTCGCAGCCCCACTGCAATATAAGCTATGAGCTCTATCAGATAAAACAAAAGTAGTAATCGCAGTACAAGGATTAGACGAGCCAACATCATATACCTGATTTGTAGCCGCGTTTGTGCTATAAGTAGTAAGAGTTGGAGTAGCCCTCATATTAACCGGCCATGGTACAGTTGGCGCTACTTGAGTACCTGTTGCAGCTCTTGCTGCTGCATATACCATTTCAGATATACTATTACCTATATTTTGAGCAGGAGCAGTACCGTAAGCAAAAGATTTACAAAAATAATACTGAGATTCTCTTAAATATTCATCGTATGTTTTATGCTCATAAAATGTAGCATTTGGACCATGTTCAAGTTGTAATTGCCCTATATCAATATAATCATTAACACCAGCAGTGCCCACAGGCGTGAATGTAATCTCTACAGCCATTTGACTAACAGCCGCATTCATTTGTCCTGTTGTAGCGGTATAGGTAACAAGCGCAGTAGTCATAGATTTTGTCGCGCTTACTTCAGTTACTTGAGTTGTAAAACCTGAAAGAACACTAACATCACTTGTACCTTGTCCACTTATTATCTTTACAGTTACGTTATTGCTTGTTGGGGAAAAATTAGCCCCAACTAAAGCCTGAAAACTAAATGTAGCATAGCTGCCACCAAAGTTAGAACAAACAGATCTAGGCAGTGATTGAGCAATAGTTATAGCACCAGTACCGGTATTTGCTGCGTTCCTTTGAACCCTCATTCTATATTGTCCTGACGTTGTCCCTGCTACTTGCGAAACCGTAACGTTAGTTGACGCGCCACTTTGTACTTGCCAACGATCTGCTGTATAAGCTGTCGCAGCATTTACAGCAAAGCTAGCAGAACCACCAGCTCCTCTTTGCCATATTTGCAGATTGCCGTTTACAAGCCTATTCTTACCTGGAATATTTGCATAGCCAGATGTGGTAGATCCAGTTACAACTTGAACACTACCAATCGTAGATCCTAATGTAGTAGTTGCAAAACCATATGGGCTATTAACAGCATTATTTATTGTCATAAATTACCTTATACTACTGTAATATTACCTATCGAACCCATAACAGCAAAACCGGTATTTGTAGTTACGCAACGAATAAGTACATAATCACCAACTAATGTTGCCTGCAAAGAACCACCAGTACCACTTGTTGTTGTTTGATTACCAAATTGTATTGATTGGGCTGCATTTTGCGCTATTTTAAATAAACCAGCCCCTTTAGCATATATCGCATAAAAGTCACCTATTGCGGCAGTAGCAGGCAATGTTAAAGTTACAAGCGCGGCATTATTTGCAGAATATCCATTATCCACAGCTATTGCCTGAGAAGTACCAGTAACATCAGTCCATGTAATTGCATTTGTTGCAGCTATGGTTAATGTGCCAGCTCCTGGCGTTACTATAATACCAGCACCTGCTGTAATTGAAGCAGGAACAGGATCAGCTCCAGTAGAACCAATTAATAATTGACCATTTGTAAGTACTAAAGGAGTTGCAGGAGATGCTCCTTCAGCAACTAAAATACCATGAGCAGTTGGGCTTGCAACGCCAAGACCACCTTGAGTGGCGGATAATGGAAACGGACCATTTACGCTATTGTTTGTAGTCATTTTATCTCCTTAAGTTACAGTTATATTGCCCATAGATGAAATCACTATGAAGCCATTATTTGTTTGATTACAAACTATCTCTAGGCTATCCCCTATGGATGTACTAGCTAATGATCCGGTAATGCCTGAAGTTGTTGCTTGATTACCAAATTGTATTGATTGAGCTGCATTTTGCGCTACGGAAAAACTTGTACCTATATTTGATATTCTAAATGTATCGCCGACAGCAGCGGTTGCAGGCAATGTAAACACAAGGCCAGAACCATTTGAGAAATAACCATTATTTTTTACTATTGCCGTATTTGTAGTTTTAACTGACCAGCTTATTCCACCAGATGCACTAGCTAGCGCATTATCAATACCATGCAAGTTTCCTGTTACGGATCCATCAGTAGCGGTATAATGTACAGGCGTGTAATTAGCATTCATATCACTGGCGAGAACCGCAAAATTTGCTCTTGCGCCTGTAAATGTAGTAGCTGGATTATAATTAGAACTTGCAATTACAAATATACAAGTTCCGCTTTTTACGAGCGTTCCATAAGAAAGGTCATTTTGCTGTAGACTTGTATTATTCATTATGAATTGATTAGTAGCCGCAGCATTTGCAGTAGAGGTAACAGAATTACCAGCTGTTGCTGTTACTTGCACTATGTTTTGAAGCTCGATTATACCGCCAGAATGAGTAACCAGACCAAGATTAGCGCAATTAAGCACTATTGTAGCACCATTACTAGCCGTAACATTACAGGCAGTAGATTGTTGACCTATTAAATAAACTTGGAAAAACGCAGTAGCAGCATTAGACACGGTACCTGTTATTAAACAATCTCTAATAATCATTTCGCCAGTTATAGAGCCTGTTATAGTTATCGCTGGATTAGTTGCCGCGCTCGCATTAAATACGCAAGCTTGAAAACTAATATGTGCCGCTGCATTAATAGTTGCCATAGCAGCTGATGCGTTACTGAAAGAAATTCCAATAAATGTTATATGATTAGAGGTGCTAGTAAAGCTTTGGGTTCCAGTAATAAATACAGAGCCATAATCCGTTCCACCAATTGCTTGCAAAGTTAAAGCTGATATTCCTGCGAAGTTAATTGATTCTGTATATAAACCACCTTCAATCAATATAGCTGTATTTGCTGATGCAACTGATACTGCTTTACCAATTGATGCATATGGAAAAGCCACAGAACCATTACCTGTTGCATCACTTCCAGAAGCAGCAGATACATAGAAAATTCCACCAGGACTAAGTACTGTATCAACAAAATGGGTACCATTTCCAGATATAACAGAATTTGCAGTCGGAGTAAGACCAGCTATATCATTTACATTTTTGTTTACTATGATATTAGTTCTATTATTTGCGCCATCATCTACGGCTGTAACTGCAGCTCCTTCAAAATTAAGTACTGCACGCTGAGGAAGAGCTGATGCTTCTTCTTCAACTGTATTATAAGCTGATTCCCATCTTATGCCGTCCGTTTGTGTAGAGTCTGCTACCAAATAAGCATCATTAGTTCCAACAGTTAGAGGAACTATATTAGTACCATTGGATGTAAATAACATACCTTTAGTAAGAGAAGTAGTAGCTATGTCATTTAGATTTTGCGCAAATGTTACGTTTGTGCTTGTTCCTGCATTATCTGTTACAGAAGCTGCTGCACCTATAAAATTTAATGCTGTTTCTTGTGGCAAAGGTACGCCATTTTCTTCAATGGTAGTATAACCACCACCACCGCCGCCACTTGTTGTTATTCGTTCAAAATACATTATAAAGGCTCGAGTGTTACGGTTATATTAGTAGTGCCAGTAGCTCCAGTAAGTACTGCCCTAACTGATTCTCCCTGTACTATTCCTCCCATTATCGCTTGTCCATTAGTAGTAAAACCAACAGTATTCCCTGTTAAATCTGGAACATTTATCCAAACAGCGGGAGAAGTACTCGGTGCTATGTTTTGAATCATTATAGTAGCGCCACCAAATATACCACTAGCTTTAATTACGCCTCTTTCATTCGGATAATTTACTACAAATACAGCACTAGTCGCGTTTACTGTTTGATTTTGAAATAAAACGAAAGTCTGAATTGTCATGACTTATCCTTAGAATGAATTAACTATAGCTTCAAGTCTTACCCAGGCAGTGCCTGTATACATGAATAAACATTGTATATTTTCAGCAGTACCGTTATTTATGGATATAATTGTAGAACCACCAGAACCATCTCTAACTACTATTGTAGGATTGGTTGATGCTGCTTTTGTAATATTAATCATAAACATATTACCAGCAACAGCGCCAGTATGATCAAGATCAATATCATAAGTATAAGCACCAGCGCCCGCATTAAATGTAAATAATTCAACAGGAGCATCAACATTTACCGTAAGTAAATCAGTGCCAGCAGCTATGATTGCAGTATTTACAAGTAAATTGCCATTTGTGAAAAGATTTTGCGCGAGTGTGCTAGAATTTATCAAAAATTCCAGTCTATTATCATCACTTGTTGGATGCGGACGATATATGGCAAGCAAGTCACCTGCTGCCATTGGAACTATAGGTGAACCTGACGAAAGTTTATAACCAACCATTATTTATCCTCTATTAGAATTCTATGTAAACTAATAGTAGCCGATTTTAAATATAAAATCAACCTAGGGTTAAAACGGTGTTATTCAGGTTCAAACTTAAATAAAATCTTTTCTAAATCATTTTGTTCTTCTGGTGTCATTTGTTGTAATAACGTATTAAACTCGGTATCTGACATGTTTTTTATATCTTCATAAAATATTCTTTCTTGTTGATTCTTAGAAAGATTATCAAATTCCGAATCATTTACATTAGTTCCTCCATTTAAAGAATCAGCATATTTTTTTATATCAGGAGCAATGGATGGATCTTCTTTGGCAATATTATAAAGTTTAGCAAAATGTGCGCCAGAATTACTACCAACCTTGCCTTCAGCACCAGCAAGCCAATTAATAAATTTAGGACTAGTCATAAGACGAGCCGCGGCATTATTAATAGCTGCTCCTTTACCAATTAGAGCTGTAGCAGCAAGTCCACCCTCTAATCCACCTTGATTAATACCTAGCCCAATACTTCCAAGAGCTGTAAGAAGACCAGCATAATAAGCTGTTTTAGAATTATTTGCTTCTTTAGCTATTTCTTTATTAGAACCTATAGTTTCCATTATATTTTTAAAATTCTTTTGAGTTGATGTGTCGAAAGAATTAAGTAATAATTTTTGTGCTTCTGGCTCCAGTCCATTAAATCTCTTAGCAAGTAATGTAGTATTGAATATATTTTCCGCATCATCTCCCATTTCTGAGATGATACCATGCGATAATTCTTTCTTTCCTTCTTTATCAAGCCCTTTCATGGCTTTTTCAGCTATTCTATAATCAAACTTGCCACTGTTAGAAATAGATTTAAATATCTTTTCTGCGTCTTCTTTGGCTAGCACTCGTTCTATTTTTTTATTACTTACAATATTTTGAGATGCAAGTTTATTAGTGGCTCTAAGTTGTTCACCTGCTTTTCCGCCTAATTTATCTGCGCCAATATTAATAGAATCATCTAAATAACGATAAAGCTGTCTTAAAGCACCTTGTTTCGTTCCAATTCCTGCACTTTTTGCTTCTTTGCTATAGGCAAGTTCACCTATTTCTCTTTTGAGTTGGAGGGCCCTATCATAAGGAAGAGCCTTAGTAACACCTGATCCCTTTACATAATCAAATTTAGGTTCTGCTTCTTTTAAAATATCTTCTATTCTACTTCCAGCTGGGGTCTTTTTAAGCGCATCAAAT